ATATATTTATTTCTCTAATAGAATCAATATGTTACAGACGAAAAAAAGGGCCACGATTTCTCGCAGCCCTGCCGCAACTACCAATTACAGCGAGTTAATTGTACATCAGAATGGCAGATCGTCTGGCATATCATCGAAAGCGGATTTGTAAGGGTCTGATTTCTCATATTTAATAGGAACTACGTTACCCGCCTCTTTTGCCTTACCCAAAAACTGGACAGTATCGGCACTGATCTTTGTGCTGTACTTTGTGACTCCCGATTTGTCCTCGAATTTGTCCGTCTTCATCTTCCCTTGAACGTAGACCTGCGAGCCTTTCTCTAAGTATTGCCCGCAGATTTCCGCCAGCTTGCCAAACGTGGAAATGTTAATCCACTCTGTCCCTTCTTTTGTCTTCGTCTTCCAGCCACACGCGATGCTGAAATTGCAGACTGCATCGCCAGCGGCGGTAACTCGTAGTTCTACATCCTTCCCAAGCCTACCGATAAAGCTACACTGATTCAGATCAGACATTATTTTTTCTCCAGTTGTTTAATTGCGTCATCTACTTCACTTAAAAACTTAATTGTTTCGATCTCCATCTTAGCTATTAGATCGTCATCTCTATCCAGACCTGAGACAAATAGCTGTAAATGCTCTGGCACTCGTGGGTCGTAGCTTACAAAGTCGCAATAAGTTGCGCCAGTTACCCACATCTGACACTGCATCTGATTAATGTAAGCAGCAGGTGGCTTGTTATCGAGTCTATATCCCAAGTGCGTCTGGGTGTTGGGACACTTGATCTCGATTAACGCATTAACACCACTGATAATGCCATCAGGAGACGCTCCAAGCCACTTTATCGTAGGATGAAAGCAGAACTCTGCCTCGTCTACAAAAAAGCCTGTGTCAGCCTCGTAGCGGATTCTTGCAAGAGGTTCATGTTCCGTCCCCCACTCCATCGCCGCATTTGTGAAGCTGCCAGCTACTTGACCAGAAATACGCTCCGCGATGATCTGCATCCTGTACTTCTGTCGGGTAACAGCTTCTCCTGCCTTACCCTTTGCTAATACATCGCTCATCCTAGACGCAGTTACATGGCCTAGCCGTTGTGCAAACCATTCTGAAGACCCTTGAGTTATCATTTTAGAAAGTACCTCGCAACGACCTTCCCGTTATCAAGGTGGACGTTCTCTGTCTGGATGTTATAGCCAAGACATCGCAAGTCATAAATTCTAGCCGACAATCTCATGCAATTCGCTTCCATAAGCGCGACCAGTGAGGTGATCCTGCGTTTCTTTTTTAGTTGCAGCAATAGCCATGAGTTTTGAGATTTCATGCCAATTCTCCTTTGCGTTTATTTTTGGCTGCGGCGAGGCGAGTTGATGCCTCTGGATCGCTCTTAAATTGATCTGCCATCGGGAAGTAATTTGCTTTCAATTCCTCAATCGTTGCGCTGCTCTCGATCAACGCTATGGCAGCTTTTACCTCATCTTCGTTTGCCACAATGACTGGCAAATCCTCTCCGGCGTAGATGTATAAACCGATTCCATGAAGTGCAATCGCTTTGGCTAGACATCGTTGCATCGCAGTATTCACGGACATTGCATCAGGATTAACGATGGCTTTATTTTTATGATCCATGACAGGAAGCTGCGCGGTCATTGTTTTGAAAAACGCTGTGACGGTGCAGAATACCATCATCGTATCGCCGAACTTAACAGGCTCCTTGTATTCCCAGACCGCCTCTGGATCGTTTTGCAAGAGTGTGTCTACTGCCCACACCCACGACAAATAGGTGAGCTGTCCTTTCTTTTCAGTGTGAGCGTTAACATTAATCTCTCTCAATTCTGCAAATGTTTTCATATAATATTCCTTTCATATATGGCAAAATGCCACTTGTATTATAACTGAGATTGCGAACTATGATAGAACTATTTTTACCCTACCCGCCCAGCGTAAATACTTACTGGGGTTTTCGTGGATCACGGCGATTCCTGACTAAGACAGCTAACGACTTCAAGCTGATCGTCAATCTTGCTAGCAAGCGGGCTAGATTCGGTGCTGATAAAGTAGGTCTTGAGATACTGCTACATGCTCCTGACCGCAGGCGCAGGGACATAGATAATGTGCTGAAGCCGTTGCTCGATGCTCTACAGGCTGCTGGTGTATTCGATGATGATTCGCAGGTAGACCAGTTGATGGTATCGCGTGGGAGCGTTATGAAGGGCGGTTCGTGCGTGGTTAAAATAAAAACTTTACAAGAGTAGAAATTTGATCTATTCTAATTACATCGGGAGTGATAACCCCGACAACAGAGAGGGAGTCAGTTATGCAATACAGTATCTTTTGTGGTGAGACAAAGGCTTTTAGCCTACCCCTTTCTATGGTTTTAAGCTGTCGGCTTATCCCCGACTCTCACCCCAAAGGATATTGATATGCACTATTATAAATTTGATATTTCGGCGTGGGCAATACATACATCCCATTTGACTCTGGAGGAGGAATCGGTCTATTTTAGGCTGATAAACTCCTACTACGACACCGAGCTTCCGATCCCGACCGACCCTTCCGCAGCACTCCGAAAGCTAAGACTCTCTAAACATTCCAGCATAGCAAAAGTAATATTATCAGAATTCTTCGAATTGTTGCCGGACGGTTGGCATCACAATAGATGCGATAAAGAGTTGGAGACATATCACGGAATGTCTGAAAGAGCCAGACAGGTAGGGAAGTTAGGAGGCAGACCGAAGAAGCCAAAAGAAACCGATCTGGTTCCGCCAGATAACCCAGATATAACCCTAACTAAGAACTATAAACTAGAAACTACAAACGATGAACTACCACCCTGTAACAAGGTGGAGCCAGCTGTCGATCTTATAGACTTCAGACCCTCAACTATTACAGCAATAACGGTAGCACTACGATCGCTCGGGGTAAGGAACATCATCCAGACTCACCCGCACTTCGTCCGACTCGTGGAAGAGGGCGCTGAGGTACAGGAATTTATAGACGCTGGCAAAGTAGCGATGAGTTCCGGGAAGCCATTTGCATACGTTGTCGCCATAGTTAAAAGACAGCGGGATGAGATGCAGCAAGCGATAAAGGATAAGCCTATGCAGCCTATCGGCAAAACCAATAATTGGATGGAGAGTTTAGAGTTAACGCATGAAAGGTGTAAGCAGGAAGGGGTAGAAATAATTGATGATCTTAGACAATTGAGGATAAATCTAAATGACCGTATTCAGTCGCAGTACAGATAGACCCGTAATAATGTGTGAGGATAAGTTTTGCCATTCCCAAGCGATACTATTGGCAGGTGGATACAGTTATTGCCGGGAGCATTATGATAACTACTTCCACACAAAAGCATTGATCTGGAATAAGGCCAATGGATTAGATACCGTAGACCATCGAAAGGAATTTATATCAAACAAAATTCGCGGCGTTATATCGGCAAAGACAATATGAACTATCCAGACTATCCAGTAGGTTCTCAATACTTCGACCTGACTGGCAAGGGGTCGCTCGTTGGAATCGCTGATGAGATTCTTAGTATCAATAAATTAAACCGCCAAAAGCGAGACTCTGCCCAAAGAATTAGGCTTATGCGAACGGTCGAGTTGAGGGACTACAAACGAGAAAGCCGCGCCAGACCATCGAAAAGAATGACCGAAGCAATGCGAGACATAGTGAAATACATCACCGAAAATCCCGGCGCACAACGTGCTGAAATCTTAAAAGCAGTCTTTAACTTTTCTGTTATTTCTCAATCCAGTCTTGGCAACAATCTTAACTATCTGATTGATCAGAAGATCATCACTGCGAACGGACGTACTACTGGAAGAAAATTTTATGTAATAAAGGCAGAAAATGACTGAGACTATTAGCCCGTTCGCAGCACTTGATTTCATACGCGACAATGCAGAAGCCTATGCTCAGGCAAAAGCTAACCTGCTGTACCTGACAGAGTATCGCAAGACTAAAAAAGCACTGCTCATGATTGAGTCAGATGCAAAGACGGAAAGTGCCAAAGAAAGTTACGCCTATGCGCATGATGAATATATCGAACATCTAAAAGCCCTAGCAATCGCCCTACAGGAGTCTGAGAGGCTTCGATGGTTGATGGTGGGAGCAGAGGCTAAGATCGAGGTGTGGAGAAGCCTAGAGGCTTCCGCACGATTAGAGATGAAGTCTACCCAATGAACAGAAAGAAGGAGTACGCGAGGATCGCTGAATGGGGTTGCATCCTGTGCCGCCATAAGGAGGATTATGATACTCCGGCAGAAATTCATCACATTAGGAATGGTGGCAAACGTGAGAACTCTCCTGTCATTCCTTTATGCCCAGAACATCACCGAGGGAAAACAGGGGTTCACGGGTTAGGTAGTCGAGGCTTCGTCAGAGTGCATGGAATTAGTGAAGAAGAACTATTAAGTTATCTAATATTAATTATTGGCAAGTTATGAAACCAAGCATATTAAAGGCTGTACTGAGGACGCTGCATGATAGTTAACTTGACCCAAGAAGATTTGCTAATCATAAATTTTGTTGGTCGCAGCCGATCATTGATAGCTCGCGCTGCTAATGTGGTTGATGTAAAGCAAGGTGAGCAAGATGGTGTTGATTCGGATGTGATGGGGTTTGCTGCTGAGTATGCGTTTGCAAAACATCAAAATCTATTCCCGGATTTCGGTTTGTCTCCTAGAAGCGGAACAGCAGATGGGGTTACGGGAAAGTTTAGATATGACGTTAAGTCTACTCATTTGCCAAACGGCAGGCTTCTTTGCACATTAAAAGAAAACGCATCTGTTGATATATATATTCTTGCTATTGTAGCAAGCCGATCAGTTAACTTCCCCGGGTGGGCGTACTCAAGTGAGTTAAGAAAAGACGAGAACATTAAAAATTTAGGTCACGGCAACGGATATGTGATGGAGCAATCTAAACTCAGACCTTTTAAGGACAAGAACGCATGAACAAAGAATCGATAGACATGACAGCATTGTGGGTTGAGATAGTAAGTGAATCTACCCCGGTGGCGATATGAGTGATTACAGGTTGGAAGTGAAGGTGCGAAACGCGAACATACTGCGGGCGATGGAAGCGCGAGGCATTGAGAGTGTGTCAGAACTCTGCCGACGCATAGGCGCTAGTCAAACTGAGTTGGGCAAGATTATCAACTTGAAGAAAGCCCCGATGTTGGTTAGCGGAGACTGGCACCCGGACGTTCTAAAAGTTTGTGAATATCTATTTGTCATGCCCTCCGACCTGTTCTCACAAGAACAAATGGAGCCGCTAACGACTAACCGGAGTTCAGTAGATATGGGGTTTGAAGATATTTCTCGACTGCTAGATGACCCAACTCAATGCCCGTCTCTCAGGCTAGAGCAGCTGGATGTAGCAAATACAGTTAACTCCGTATTGGAAACGCTTGAGGAAAGGGATCAGCAAGTTATAAACCTTCGGTTTGGCCTCGATGGAAAAGAACACAGCCTACTGGAGGTGGCTAATATATTTGGATTGACCCGCGAAAGGGTTAGGCAGATCGAAGCAAAGGCGTTGAGGAGGCTGCGTCACCCAACGAGATCACAACCGCTACTCCTAGCTATTGACCCAGAAGAATTTGAGAAGATGAAAGAGAGGATAAGAGAGCGTGAGCGTTGGGAGGAACCGAAATGAACCCCGAAGCCGGTAACATGGCTGCCCTGCTTCTGCTACTCTGCCTAGTCCCAGCGGCAGCAAGTGCATTTATCACTAAGCCGCATTTCAAGACTGAGAAAGTTTACTTGTATCACAAAACGCCATGCCCAGAAGGTACGCTAGTGCAATCGCATACGATGGATGGGCGAGTGTCCTGCATACTTCAAAAGAGGCCGCATGGGGCGGCTGTATACCGAGAGTATATGAAATAATTCGATTGATTTTGGGTAGGTGACTGCCCTGACTTATTTACTTTGGAGAACAAATGCAAATAAACTTATTCGCAGAGGAAGGAGAAATTTTACAAATGGAAGATAGCCACGTTATTGATAAAGCGCACAAAGCCTTGGCGTACGTCAGGAAGCGTGGGCTACCTTTTTACAGTTATTCCAATGTTGAAAAAAAGGAAATTTTCGAAAAAATAAGAATTTCTGCCTGCCGCGAGTTATTAATTGGTGACGAGATTGTTCAAAATTTAGTAGGAATTGGTTTACCTTGGTCGTACTTCCCTCATCATTGGGGAGTGAAGGTCGGTAAAATGCGTACGCCATTGGATGTGTTTAACGACGATGCGTTGATGCTAAAAGCATTGTTATCTCGCATAAAATGGGGCGGATACACTAATGTAAAGAGCTGTGGATTTATAACTGACGCACAAGTAAGAAAATCCATAAGAACTGCCAGTGGCGCACAAGCAGTGAGTAACTTTAGACCAGTGACTGCTGCCGGTATTTATAAAAAGTTTGGTGGTGGGGTTGTCTGGGATATGTGTAGTGGTTTTGGCGGTAGGTTAATTGGTGCTTTTGCTAGTGATGTCGTTACTAAGTATATCGGAACTGATCCGAGTACATTAACATTCGATGGGTTGACGAATATTGCTAAAGACTTTAGCGACAATAAAATGTTGGTGGAACTACATAAAACTGGTTCTGAATGTTTTATTCCCCGCGAGCCTATTGATATTTGTTTTACGTCGCCACCATATTTTAATACAGAAGTTTACTCCAATGAGGCGAATCAGTCTTGCAATAAGTTTTTATCCCCCGATGATTGGGACACGGGCTTTTTACGCAAGACGATTGAAAATTGCTTTTCTTGTCTAAAGGATAATGGAGTGATGATTATCAATATTGCTAACGTAAAAGCACATAAAAAATTAGAGGAGAATACCGTAATTATCGCAAATGAAAGTGGTTTTGTTTTGGATCACACGTTACGACTAAGACTCAGCTCAATGAATAAGGGTGGATTTAAGCATGAGCCTGTTTTTGTTTTTAGAAAAGAACACAAATAATAATAATAATAATAATGCAACAGACCGCCCTGATTTATTCACTGTGGAGGAGAACAAATGACAATTAAATTCTGTATGCAATGCCAAAAAGAAGTGCATCTAGTCGACCTAATCGAGCCAACCGCGTGGAAGGCCATCTACAACAAGCTGGGCAAGGTAACTAGACGAATTTGTCCTGCCTGTGCTGCTAGTAGGAAGAAATTTGATGCTACGGGAGTTTACAAGAAATAATCAAACTGGGATGATAGTTCCTCTGAACTGAATATGATTCTCATCCCACACAGAAGCCTTTTCCGGCTCTAGCATCCTTCCTTTGTGGAAGGTGACAACTATAAAACCAGCTACCCAATTCCGAGGGTTATCTTCCATATATCCAGCAAACTGCTCGCCGTAGGGATTAGCCAGTGTCCCGCCATCAACTCCAAAGCGAGTGCCATTATAATCTGTAAACGGAGTTACTTTCAGCGAGTGCAGGTGACCAGTTACTACGCTCTTTCCTGATTTCAAAGTGTTGTTGTACACGGCGTGGATACCGTTGTGGTATCGGTGCTTAATGACCAACTCGTCATTCACCCAAACGCTCCAGCATTGGTTCCATCGGGGGAAATGATCCTTCAATGCAAAGCCTTTAACCCCTTCATACTCCGGCAGTTGCGCGGCAAGCCTAGTCTCAAACCGAGCGTCGTGATTACCTAGTTGCCAAAACAATTTAGCGTTCTTGCCAGCATCCTCAACAAGCTGAGAGAACTCTTGACAGGCTTCCAATTCCTCTTTAACTGTTGGCGCTTTGTCCCAGCCGATACGAGGCCACCTAGACGCTCGCGCCCCGTCAAATATATCTCCGTTGAAATGTACAGCAACAGGTTGCAGCTCCTTTATAAATTTAACGAAACCACGTTGAGCAGTAGTTCTCTCTTTAGGCCAGACGTGAGCATCAGACCCGATAATATGAATACCGTCATGGGTATCCACATGAATGCGCTTTGGTGCTTCCGGCATAACGTGTACTGTGCCACTCATTGCCGACAACAGAGTTCCAGTCCTAGCTTCAACTGCACGCCTCCTTGAGTGCGTTGCTCTTTCGCTTATCTGTAGTCTTTTCGAGACTGCTTTTGCACCGCCTAATTCACGCCAAATATTAATAAATTCTTCATCGGCTAAAGACATCAATGCCCCCCAATTAATTTGCACTGCCAAATGTCTTCCCGCATAATTATGATGGCAGTGTTAAAAGTAACAATGACAGATTCTTTATGTAAACAGTATGACGGGTTGATGTCCTCCAGCCTCATCAATGCGAGCCACTGATCTGCGGCACGAAGTTTATAAAAAAGAATTGGTTTAGATGGCGGAGATGTTAAAACAACATTAGACCAGTCACGATTAAGATCGCCTCCCGTTGCATTTACTGAGCAAGCATACCAGCCCGGGATATCTTTACATTCAAGATTTAGCTTGAGATTCTTAAATAAGATTTCTTTAAGATTTTCCAATGTGTTTTTAACACTTCCACTTTTTCAAAGCTAAAGCTAGTCGAGTGGGATTTCCATTCTTGTCTTTCATTGGCCCTTTTACACCGCCCATTCTCGCGCAGAAAGAATCTTTGCGAGCGCCGCCTTCTGGCTGTGGGCGTTTCAATCCCGGCTTGTCTGGGTTCGCCGCGTTATATGCAGCGCGACCCTTAGCATTTAATCCGCCACTCGGAGACTGTCCCTCTTTCCTTTGCCATATTGGAGTCTTAGCCATTTTTACTCACCTGATTGCTGACTGCTCTCTGACCCATTGCTGGAGACTGGAGAGGGTTTCGGAATTGACGTGGCAGGTTTGGTAGTTTTCAAGAACGGTTTCGGCAACGGTTTCAGCGTCAACGGTTTCTGCATCAGCAATTCTGGCGGGGTCGGGAAGTTCATTGTAGACGGCGCTATCGTGGAACACCCGGAAACCACCAGACAAAGTACAAGTATCATCTTTAACATAAACTTTCACCTTTTTAATTATCGCTCTGCCCTTTTCTTTGACAATTTGTACTCGATCCACGTACTGCGTGATCGTTTTGTCTGAAACCACTGCCTGTTTGACACCTGTTTCGATGGTATGCCTCTGCGCCTCGATTGTAGCCTCATAGCAAGACGATACTCCCCATTTGTGACCTACGTATAGCCCACCAGAAAATAATGCAGCAGCGAGCGTTGTAGCGATAGCAATTTTAGCAGCAAGCGGAATTACGAGTGCTGGTATCACGGCTTAAATGTTCTTTTACCAGAGAGCGGTTTTCTAGTGCCAAGATGACACCAGCCGGGAGTCGATACGCCCGCCTCACGATACAGATCGTATTTAATCAGCGCGTCTGGATTTGCATCGAGCCACTTGTCAAGATGATTGCCTTTGTCATAAATGTCTACAGCTTGACCAGTCCTATGAGCAGACTTCGATGATCCGGTCGTGGAGGTCGGGAGTCTGAAGCCGCCATCGCCACCCTTTTCACCTGATACCTGATTCTTGGTCTTGGGGTTGTTGATTGACACTTCGCAGGTGTCCGTAACAAATGCGAATAGCAAATTGTTAACACGATAGAGCAAAGTCAGGGCATTAAGATCATAGTCTTTTGGATGAGCCTTATCGCCAAAATAATCTTGTAGC